AACTGTCCACTATAGTAATGGGAATGCTTGGACTAGCGGGTGCTAGATCATATGAGAAAACAAAAGGCGTAAGTCGAGAAAAATAAAATAAAATGTCTGAGTCCTCTGCTAGAATATCATTAGCAGGAGAATATTTAGCAGCATCATACTTGCTGAGATATTGCGACTCTGTAATTCCAACCCCACCGGGGCACAAAGCAGACCTTATTCTTGACCACGATAACAATCTTTACAGGGTTCAAGTAAAGACTACCAATACTGTATATACAAGAAGAAACAACGATTTTTATCGTTGGGAATTACGCACAAGCAAGAGAACTGCTGATAACATTCGACAAAATAAAGTGGTAAGATATGGAAATGGTCAAATCGACATGTTTTGTTTTGTTGCTTTGCCAATTAATAAAGTGTTTTTTGATGCGTATGATGGTACAAAAAATTTAACTGAAGTATCTAAAAGCATTAAAAGTTTAAATAAAATAGATTCAAGGGATTCTTTGCTTAAAGCTTTGTTAAAGATAAACAAAACACCAGAGCTAAGTCCTTTAGGTAAAACAGATTAATAGAATATGCCTTTAACAAAACTTACATTTCAACCCGGCATCAACAAAGAGATGACAGACCTTATGGATAAAGGTGGTTGGGCTGATGGTAACCTTGTTCGATTTAGAAAAGGGTTGCCAGAAAAAATAGGTGGTTGGACTAAAAATAGTTTAAACACTTTCTTGGGAGCTTGTCGCGCTATAATTGGCTGGGTGTCATTGTCATCTACTAAGTTTTTAGGCATGGGGACTAACTTAAAATATTATGTTAAAGAAGGCGATAGCTTTAATGATATTACTCCAATAAGATCCACAACTGGCGCTGGCGATGTAACTTTTTCAGCTGTTGATGGCGATGCTACTATCACTGTTAGTGATATTGGACATGGAGCGGAGATTAATGATTTTGTAACTTTTTCTGGAGCAGTTTCTCTTGGCGGCAATATTACTGCTACGGTACTTAATCAAGAATATCAAATAGCAACAACTATAGATGCTAACTCTTATACGATAGAAGCCAAAGATACTAGTGGAGTTACTGTAACAGCTAACGCAAGTGACACTGGTAATGGTGGTGGATCTACAGTAGGGGCATATCAGATAAATACAGGTCTAAATGTTTATGCTCCATCCACAGGTTGGGGTGTAAACACATGGGGATCTAGCACATGGGGATCAGCGACAGCGTCTACCTTTGCTAACCAGTTAAGATTATGGTCGCATGATGCGTTTGGCGAAGATTTAATTATCAATCCAAGAGCTGGTGGTATTTATTATTGGGACACATCAAGTGGAGTTACAACTAGAGCAGTAAATATTACATCATTGTCAGGATCCAATCTTGCTCCAACTGTTGGCCTTCAAACGATTGTTAGTGATATTGACAGACACGTTATTGTTTTAGGTGCAGATCCAATTGTTGGCAGTGCAAGAACAGGCAGTGTAGATCCTTTGCTAATAGCATTTGGTAGTCAAGAAAGTTTAACAGAATGGGAACCTACAGCTACCAATACAGCTGGAGATATAAGACTATCTTCAGGCTCTCAAATAGTTGGCGGCCTAAGAGCAAGACAAGAAATACTTATTTGGACTGATACGTCTTTATATTCTATGCAGTTTATTGGTGCTCCTTTTACATTTGGCGTTAACCTAATTAATGAAAATGTTGGCATGATATCTCCTAATGCTGCTATCAACGCTCCTGATGGCGTCTATTGGATGGCTAGAGATGGATTCTATAAATACGCAGGTGCTGTTCAAAGAGTTAGCTGTAGTGTTCTTAACTATGTTTTAGATGATTTAAATACAACACAATCATTTAAAATATTTGGCTTTAGCAATAAAGAATTTAATGAGATAGGATGGTTCTATCCTTCTGGAAGTAGCGATGATATTGATAGATATGTTGTTTATAATTATTTAGAAAACGTTTGGAGTATAGGAGAGCTATCAAGAACAGCTTGGTTAGATGAAGGAATATTTGACAATCCGTTGGCAACATATGGTTCCGGGAATAGTAGCATTTTGTATAATCAAGAGAATGGCTCAGATGCAGACGGTTCTCCGATGGACAATGTCTTTATTGAATCCGGTGATATCGATATTGACGAAGGTGAGCAATTTGGTTTTGTAAGCAGAATTATTCCTGACATTAAATTTTTTGGATCTACCCCTACAAGCGGCCAAATAAATTATGTTCTTAAAACTAGAAATTATCCCGGTGAAAGTTTAACAACAAGTTCAACCAGCGATGTTACCAGTTCTACCACACAAAACTTTGTTAGAACCAGAGCAAGACAAATGGTGTTTAGAGTACAGTCAGATGACGATGCAGATACAACAGTACGCACTGGATTTAAGTGGAGACTAGGAGCTAATAGATTCGATATTAGAACTGATGGCAGAAGATAATGGCAAAACTTCTTGATAGTAGGTTACCATTAGCATTAACTGAGGTTGATGCGAACATATTCAATCGGCTAGTTAGAATACTAGAGATTAACTTAGGAAAGTTTGACCCAAATTCGACACCACAGTTTAATGACAGTCAAATAAGCACCCTTGCTTTTAACGCTGGCGATGTGATATGGAATACATCTATTGGCGTACTACAGGTTTACACTGGCAACGCATGGTTACAACTACATACTCCTGTTAGCCCTCATGGCTACCAGGCCAATGCACAATTAGGAGTTATTAGTATTCAAACAAATGGTGATATCACCTTAACTTTATGATAAATTAACCACATGGAAGGACTATATGATTATAAAGGCTGGTTCTGGGATGATGTGAATCAGCGATTTTATCGTTGGCATGAATTAAAAATATTAATGCGAGAACGAGAACTAAAGAAACAAAAAAATGAAGAATCTAGAAACAGCAAATAAAGGAATAAAATCGTTGGCAAAAGAAGAACCAGCTTTGGTAGAAGAAAGATTTGGTTATGATGTACCAGGTTATATGTATGGCGGCATAGCAAAGTTTCAATATGGTGGACCTGCTGGAATGTATAACATAGATCAAGATTACATTAGAAGATATTACGAAGATATTTTAGGAATGGATATTGATGATCTTGGCGAAGAAGATAGCGAAGAAGCTATGGCCAATGCACTTGCTAGAGCTTATGGTGCACCATCAGAAGGCATAGGGTCTTACGCTAGATCAATGGGTTACAGAGATACAACACCTGGCGCTCCAATCAGCATTGATGCTCAAGACAAAACACCAGATGCATATAGATTTTATCCATCTGAAGTATCTAAAATTTATGCACAAGCCAAAGGCGTGCCTTTCTCCCCACTAGTAGCGCCTCCAAAAGAAGCTACCTTTATAGATGATCTACAACCTAGACGTATAGCCAGTCAGTTATATGCAAAAGATGGTACCTATGTTCAAGGCTATGCTGATGGCACGGGCGAGATGGGCGTTGAAGATTTTCCTGAAAGAGATCAATTAGTAACAGGTCCCGGTGGTGAAAGAGGCGATAAGATACCAGCAATGTTAAGCGATGGTGAATTTGTAACTAACTCAGCAGCGGTTAGAGGTATTGGCCTTGCAGCTGGTGCAGATCCCAACGATGAATACGAACAAAGATTATTAGGCGCTCGTGAAATGTACAAGATGCAAAAATTCGGAGAAGAAATAGCTAAAAAACTTGTATGAATCTAACCTTAGAAAAGGTAGAACCTATTCCTGAAAACGGTAAACGCATAGCTGATTTTCTAGCAGAAAACTTTTGGGCAGAACATTCTCTCTCAGGCAAAGGATCTCCACCCATTGAATGGGGCAGAGCATCCTCTCACATAAACCATTTCTTGTTTAATGGTATTGTGTATAATGTACTAGATGGTGATACAATCATTGGTAGTATTGCTGCGGGACCAGATGATTATTGGTGGTCAGCAGAACAATACATTGGCGATGGCTGGTTTTATGTTTTACCTGAATACAGGAACTTAAAAGACCAAATCCCACCGTCACATCTTTTAATAGATGCAGTAATAGATTATGCTAAAGAGCAAGACAAGCCTTTGATT